TCTAATGGACACTTTTTTGCTGGATCAAAAATAATTGGTGAAACCTCTGCTGAGACCGCAGAAATCGTTTCCACCGACGATTTCTATTATTCTACGATCCAATTTAATCCAAACAACTTGGTCTTTACTAATACTAGCATTGATTATTCATTAAGAGAAATAATAACTTCTTCAGATTCGTATAGTTCATATCTGAATGTTTTAGCAAGAACTGACAATCATTTTGATACGCAACGATCGCTTCTTTCCAGATCAAATGAAGTCATTCGTCATTCAGGAAATGTGTCAGCTCAGGCAAAATGCGTTTTGACTTCTTCCTCCGAATGGGTTTCTCCTGTTATCGACATCAATCGTACTAGTGGAGTATTCGTCTATAACATCATAAACGATGATACAACTAATGAAACCAATCCATCTGGGGGAAATCTTAAGAACAAATACATCTCAAAGATCGTGACGTTGGCTAAAGGACAGGATGCTGAAGATCTTCTTGTATCATTAACAGCATATGTTCCACCAAGAATTACTGATGATTATCCAGTAAAAGTGTGGGCAAAGATCTTGAATAATGAAGACGGGGATTTGTTTATTAACAAACCATGGATTGAAATGATTAGAAGTGGAGATACTATATATTCTTCTGAAAAAAATGTAAATGATTATAGAGCATTAGATTTTAAATTCCCGGCAGAAACGATTTCAAATGACGAGATTCGACCAGGAGTTCAGTATGTCGCAAATGAAAATACATATACTGGATTCAAACAGTTCGCTGTCAAGATTGGTCTTCTTGGAAATGAAGGAGATACTGCAATCGTTCCCAAGGTTGCCGATCTTCGAGTGATTGCTCTCCAAATGTAACAGATATGTTGGAAAAAACTGAAATTGCTGGTCTTTGTAAGGATACGACAACGCATGCAGTAATAAATACAGATAATGCAGCGCTTAATGCATATAAAGCAAAGAAGTTACAATTGAAGAAAATGAATTCGATGGAAACCAGAATTCTGACTTTAGAAAAGGAACTTCAAGAACTAAAAACTCTCGTTTCTGAAAAACTTCTCGCAAATTAATGAGGTAATACAAATCATGTTTGAGACAATCAAGATCATCCTAAATCTACTTCCTCTGGTCATTCAGGTAGTACAACAACTAGAGGCATTATTTCCAGAAGGCGGTCAGGGAAAGATGAAGTTCGAATTGGTAGTGAAATCCATTCAGAGTGTCTATGATATCTCTGATAAGACTCTACCGATCATCGAAAAGATGATCAATGTCGTCGTTGAAGTCTTTAATCAATTCGGAGTTTTCAAGAAGGCTTGAAAACCAACGAAATCGACTTTTTATTAAGAAATGGCACAAGATAAATATATCTCTGAATTAGACGAAAAGACTTCTGGTGATATCACTGGAAGTTACGTCTTTGTTATTCAGTCTCCTGGCGGTCAGGCGAATAGTACTTATAAGATTACGGTAGCTGAAGTTCTGAATTGGATTCAGAGTAATACCAACTATACTGAAATCTATTCGCTTCCGATCGAAGAAGTTCCCATTGTCGGAGACACTAAGATCACGGTGATCGGAGATGATGGAGATTCTCCAGCTGGATCTCCGATTCCGAGGACAGAAGTGATTCGGATCAAGGCTATCAACAAGAATGTTGGTCTGAAGACGGTAGATCCTCAGTCTTCACTGGAAGTCTGGTCTTCTGATTCCGTCAATGGTGACGTCATGATCACCCCAGAGTCTGGAGATCGAATGGGATTCCATGTGACAGCTTCAGACGATGTTGCTTCTCCTGTGATTCCTGCGGCTCTTCATCTCGGAAGAAAGATCTACGGAGAAGATTCATCTTTTGTGCCATTGGTCTCGATTGAAGAAACTGGTGACACAATTCTTGGTGTGAATGATTCGACTTCAGTCATGACTGTGGAAGGATTTAGTCGACTCGGAGGAGTCACTGCTCCAGAGATCAAGATGGTCATGCTGACCGGAACCACAGGAACGATTGGATCTTCTCCGACGAACGCAACGATTTCTGTTGCTCATGGTTTGGATCATGAAAAGATCATTTCGTGTAATGTCTTGGTCAAAGATTCATCGAACAACTGGATTGGTCCAAATGATCGATATTTCGAAGACAAGATGTTTTCATTTACAGTCGATGCAACAAATGTGAATATTTTACTGGATGACGATTCTCCTTCAAGATCATCAGATCTAGAATCTTCACAATTTGTCTGCACGATTATGTACGTTAAATAATCTTAGGAGAATGGAACAACATGGCAGCCGAACCAGATAAATACATCGTTGAATTGAATGAATTAGTTGCAATTGCTGGAACCGAATCAATTCCTGTGCAACAGATCGCCGGTGGAGATGGAACTACATATAGAATTACTATCAATCGATTACAAGAATTTTTAGATGCTCCAGCAGACGGAAATGCATATGTAAGAAAAGATAATGCCTGGGTTCTTTTGAGTTCAGTGCTTCCATAAGACTAGAAAAGAATAGAAAAGCATAAAGAAGATGGCAATCATCTACGTTCCACGATCTGATACACTAGAAGAATTTCGACAGAAGTTTAATCAACTCTCTGAGTTGATTGGGGATTCTTCTGGAGTCATTGGAGACTCACCTCTTTCTTCCATAGCAGAACATATTGCTTCTATTTTTTTCGATGTAGATGTTTTACAGACGGNNCTTCGATCTCTGCAGATTCGCCGGTTGCATCTGTCGTCGAAGCAATCAATTCATTGGTTCTCCCTTTTTATGATTCGACTGGTGCAGTCAAAGATATTCCACTAAAGATTGCATGATACTATGAAAATTAATTCATTAGTTCAACTTAAAGACTACTGTCTTCGTAGACTTGGTGCTCCGACGATTGTCATCAACGTCGCGGAGGATCAGATCTGGGATCGGCTTCAGGATGCGATCGACTTCTTCAATGAATTTCACTACGACTCGACTGCACGGATTCTTCATAAGTATCAGATCACTGCAGAAGATATCGAGAATCGATTCATTTCTATTCCAACTATAATCACACACGTCCATCGAATTCTTCCACTTTCAGATCAGGGAATGACGTCATCTGCAATTTTTGATCCAGTCTATCAGATGCGATTGACAGACTTCTTGTCATTCAATCATCTTGGAACTTCTCTTCAGTATTGGAATCAGTGGCAGTCACACCTCCGAATGCTTCAGCTTCAATTGTCTGGAGCACAACAGGAAATCGACTTCACTCGGTATGAGCATGAACTTCGAATCCATGTTGATTGGAGATCAGACATTCGTCTCGGTCAATGGATCATTATAGATGCAGAAAGACTGCTTCTAGATCCAGACAGCGACATCAATTCTCCCGCAGACGTCTATGACAACATTTTCCTAAAAGAATATGCGACAGCTCTGATCAAGCAGCAATGGGGAGAGAATCTTTCTAAGTATGGTGGAATTCAACTTCCTGGCGGAATTACATATTCAGGAGAACGAATTCTATCAGAAGCTCGCGAAGACATTCAGAGAATCAAGGAAGAAGCAAGAAGTGTCTATGAAATGCCTTTAGGAATTTATCTCGGATAGGGATAATCATGCTGAATCCATATTTTTCACAGGGAAACTCAAACGAGAAAAGTCTTTATAATGATCTGATCATGGAGTCGATCATGATCTATGGTCAGAATGTTTATTTTCTTCCTCGGACTCTGGTCTCAGAAAATAAACTTCTCGGTGAAGGTGATCAATCTCGATTTGACTCATATCATGAGATCGAGGCATACATCGACACCGCGAATTATGTCTCTAGTAGCACGGTCTTCAGCAAGTTTGGTATCGAAATTCGAGATCAGATCGTCCTGATCATGTCTAAAGAGAGATGGAAGACTCAGATTGGTGTAGAGATCGGAAAACCAAGACCCTTCGAAGGAGACTTGATCTATATTCCATTGCTCAAGTCGCTCTATGAAGTCGAGTTCGTGGATCATGAGAATCCGAACTTCTATCAGATGAATGATCTTCCAATCTACAAGCTGGAACTCGAACTCTATGACTACAACGGCGAACTGTTGAATACTGGACTTCATGACGTCGATCGTCTTGAGTATACATTTGGATCTGGTGGACTCACGATGCTGGTGGAATTCATCACAGCGAATCCTGGTCTGAATCATATCGAGCGTGGTAAGTTCTACAGTCAGACTTCCGGTCAAGATACAGCCAGAGCAAAACTCTATTCAATCGTCGAAGAACCTGGTTCTCCATCTCAGTATCGAGTTGTCTTCGGTCAAGTTCAGGGAATCTTCAATGTCTCAGAGACAGATGAACTCGTTGAAGAAACTACAGGGACTCCAGTTCAATTCAAGATTGTCAAGATCTATAGTGTTTCCGATGAAGAATCTGAAGACTATACAGATGAAGACATTACTCCGAATGATACAGAAGCAATGAACATGACTCTCGAGAAGGAAGCAGATAAAGTCAGGACATTCGATGAGAATAATCCATTCGGGGAATTCTAGACATCATGTTTAGTGGAAACTACTTCTATCATAAGATCGTCAGACGCTGTACGAGCGTCTTCGGCAGTCTATTCAATAACATCAAGATTCGTAATGTCGACCAAAATGGCAATCTGATAAAAGAATCGAAAGTTCCACTTCAGTATGGTCCTCGAAACAAGCAATTAGAGCGCATCAAGAGAGAAGAAGATCTCGATACACAGCAACGCGTCGCAATTCAACTCCCAAGAATGTCATTCGAGATCACATCTTTGAACTATGATGCCGAGACTGCGACAACGATGCTTCGCCGAGTGAGTCATAAGATGGATGACACCAACATGCCATTCAGGACTTCTTCTCGGACATTTACTCCAGCTCCATACAAGCTTGGAATGCAGTTGAACGTCTATTCTCGTCAGCAAGATGAGATCCTTCAGATTCTAGAACAGATTCTGCCATACTTCCGACCAGACTT